ATATTAATAGCAGATAGATTATTAGCAGTTACTTTTAAACTACTAATAAGAGTTGCACTAACAGTATTTATAATTCCTATTCCCGCTATTAATGTTGTACCTTGTGCTGTCCCATAAACTAAAGTTGTAACTCCTATTCCGTTAATAATAGCTGTTCCCGCGATATTTAGATCAAAAGAATTAATAGTTGTTCCATGTAAAGTTATAGCAGTAACATTAGTTCCGGAAATATTGATAGAGGTAACATTTGTAGCCGATATAGATGCTGGAATGGAAGCTGCAACAGGATCTTCCCACGAAGGAATATCTGCATTACCCGCTGTTAATAGTTGTCCTTGAGTTCCGGCGGGAACCACAACTAAAACAGTATCAAAATTCGCAGCAAGAATCTCTCCGGGCTTATAAATTGAAATATTAGTTCCCCCCCTATCCGTGGGTAAAGTTCCTCCCGAAAGAGAAGCTGTATTCCATTGCTTTGTATCCACATAATTTTTAGTTGTTAAGTGTGTAGAACTAGTAGGTGTTAATCCAGAAACTACATCTTTAAATCCCCCAGTAGTTGAGATAAATTGAGTACGTAAATTAATAGCAGTTACGTTAGTTCCAGAAATATTAATTGCTGTAACATTAGTAGCTGATATAGTTGCGGGAACAGAAGCCGCACTCTCGTCACTCCACGATGGAAGTCCAGCAGCTAATCTAAGTATTTGATTATTATTTCCAGGAGTTAATCCAAATACTTTTCCTGTATTAGTTAATCCGCTTGTATAAAGAATACTTCCGGATACAGTACCTGCAAAATTAAGTGAAGTAACAGTTAGCGAACTAATACTGTTAACAATTGTGGAACTAACTGCTGGAATATAATAATCAGACACAAGTTATTTACTCTTTAGATGGCTTTTTTGATTCTTTTTTGGGAGGAGATTTTTTATTCGGCTGACTATCAGGTTTGTTACCTTTTTCCTTAGTCATATCGACATATTCAATTTCCTCATCATCTTCTTTTCCTCCAGGACCATCGGGAGTTTCTTCATCTCCACCAGAGAAATCTTCTCCGCCTTCACCTTCCATACCTTCACCTTCTTCTCCAGGTATGCCGCCTTCTTCTCCGGGTATACCTTGTTCTTCTCCAGGATTGCCCGCCATAGGTCCACCTTCTGCTCCTGATTGTCTCCCTAGCTGGAAACTTAGATCTTGAAGTAGTTGATCTAAAACACTAAGCTGTTGAATTAGATTATTTTGATCCATTGGAACTGGAGCATTTGGCTGAGGATCTGTTGACTGACTTCCATTTTGCATAGAGTTTTGCATATCCATCTTAGCTCCTTGAGCCGAAGCTACTGGATTTCCAGCAGTATTTCCCATTCCTTGGGTAGTTTCATCGGATGGATATTGTTCATCAGGAACTCCACCACCGGGAACATTAGGTGTAGTTACTCCTGGTGCAGTCATAGGAGCCTGAGGAATAGTTTGTGCAGGAGTAGCTGCTGTCGGAACTCCCATTTGAGGAGCAGTTTGTCCTAATTGTGGCTGTGAAGACTGTTGAATCATCTTCAATACAGTTCCTATTTTTAGAACATCATCAGCTACTTTGTTGAAATCCATGTACTGGAGAATATTATTTTCGTCCATTGGATATCCAGCTTGAGTAAACGTCTCGAAAAGGAAATCATTTACATCAAGTATTTCTACTCCAGTCTTAGTTTTAAGGAAATCAGCATATTCTTTCAATGTATCCTTAATAACTTGTTTAGAATTACAAACCTTAGAAAGAGATTCAAAAATTGTTACAATAGAATTCTGTAAGGATTTAAGTGATGGAGTTTCCTTTAGATTTTGGATACTAATTCCATACTTCTTAGTAAGAAGTTTTCCTAGCTCATCACGAATTGGTTTCTTGATTTCAAAAATATTAGATGCAAATGTCTTGATATCTGAATGATTTATATCTGTATCTTGAAGATTAAGACAATTTTCTACTAGTCTTGAAATTTGAAGTTTACTGGCAAATGCAAAATAAGGAATTTTTGTTACTATTTTAGCAACTGTAGATTCTAACACAGATTGATCTTCTTCATATAATTTCGTAGAAAGGAGAACGATATCATCATCCGAAGCCCAAATATTTTCCATATTTTCCTTGGCTTCTAAGAGTTCCTTTTTAATTAGTTCTTGTTTGCATAGAATTTCATAAATAGGACCATAGTTAGAATTTGGTGTAGAATATGTTTTACTTGTCTTTAAATCTTCATAAGTAGTCTTAGGGATGTCAAAAGCTTTAGAAATTTTATTTGAAAGTAAAACAGAATTAACTATTTGTTCCTTAGTAAGAATATTTTCTTTATTTTCTTTTAGATATTCAATTAAAATGGTTTTGATGTCTGATAACTTCTTGAATTCAGGACTTTCAATCATTTTAGATTGGGGAAAGAGATTAGCTATCTTATCCTGTAATTTATACTTTATTCGATCAAAAGCAGCTACTTGATGCCAGCTCTTTAAAACATTAGAAAATTTGGAGTTTGCATCTGAAAATTTATCTTCTCTTAGGGAATCTACAAATTCATTAACTTTGCTCTGTACAAACTTATCAAACAATTCAGGATCAGACAGAACAGCACCATCTTCTACTTCGATTTCTGTTAAGTTTTCTCCATCATACTGACCACGAATTATTTTCGTATCTTCAGTCAAGAATGTAATCTTAGAACCATCTATTTCAAATAGTTCTACCCCCTTACGAAGGGATCTTCCTAGAGAATCAGCTAAAGAGAAAATTTTCTTTAGTTTGCTGTCTCTGTTTTCAAAAATGTTTGTAAGCATGTATACCTCAAGAAGTTAAATTATATATCAATTATTTTTTACGAAAATTTCTATCTTCGTTAATAATTCTACGAGCGAGAGCAATTGCTATTCTATTTCCCGCTCCGTTAAGTTTAGGAGAATTACGTAAAATGTTAGTTATTGACTCAGATGTTGGAGGTTTATTCTCTGCGGAATCTCCTCCAGATTCAGTTTCTCCCTGTTCTGCATCTTGGGATTCTCCCGGCATTCCCATCATTTCTTCTTCCATTCCTCCGCCCATTGGATTTACAGAAGGAAGAATTCCTTGTGACTCTAATTCAATATCTGCTTCAAGTTCCTTCTGGATCTTGTCTATTTGAGCATCGGACATATCATAGAAATATTGATAAACATATTTCTTGGAGAATATTCCTAATCCTTGAACAGCTTTAACTGTTCTAGCTTTCTGTTCTTCAACGTCCAGTTTTCTCTTAGTGTAGAGATCTGAAGGTTCGGGAAGATAAATCTTCAACGCAGCAATATCGTGTTCTGGAAATCCTTTAAGTTGAAGATGTCTCTTAGCAATCTCTTCAAGTCCTAATTGAACTTGTTGTTGAACTCTAGCTATAGTTCTAGCAAACTTTACGTCTAATTGACTAAGATTTGCCTTTCTTTCTGGAGATTTATCTTTTTCAACAAGGAAATCTTTTGGAATCTTAAGAAGGGCTAAAAGCTTATCTCTGAAGTATTTAACATCGTCTACTTCTCCAAGATTAGCAGCACCTTCTAGATTTTCAATTTTAGTTCCGTCGTTTGATCCCTTTATTGGAACAACATAGTCTTCTGTTACGTCTACAGGATCAAATTTTTCATCTACTTGATTGGCGGACCGATCATAAAACTTTTTCTTTTTAAGAGTCCGTTGAAATTCCTCAATGTATGCCTTAGCTTTAGCAGGCGGAAGACCTTGGACATTTATGTAGAAAACTCTTCTTTCGGGTGCTCTGTTAAGTCTATAGACTAACATTGCATCTTCCATCATCATTAAGGATCTAAATACTCGTCTTGCACTAGCAGCAATAGATTTTCCATATGGATAGTAATAAGGATTAGACGTATGAAGTCTAAAATGAACCATTTGTTCTTTATCAAGTTTGATAAATTTATTTCTATGCATTGAGTCTGCTTGAGCACCAAAAGAAGACCAATCATTCTTTTCGGGAATTTCTTGTAAGAATGCTTCTAAATAACCCCATTCATTCTCTATTCGTAAAATATAATTAGGATTAAGAACTTTTATCTTTTGAATTCCAGCTAATGGATTATTCAAGTCAACTACTGTTTCTATGAAACAATCCCCATACTTAACTGTATTTCTAGAGATATCCCAATAAAAATTTTCTAGTTTAATAGTTCCAAATAAAGTTTCTACTGTTTCTTTGATTATCTCAGAATTGGATTGAATATACCATTTTTCTCCTCTAGCTCCCTTTTGAGTACATTCGTCTGCATAAATATCAAAAGCAGCTCCAATTTCTGGATATTCATCCATTTCCTCGTATTCTTTATAACGATATTTTCTTTGTATTTCCTTTTGGGAAACAACCATAAATCCGTTACGATTATACCCAATTCCTGGACCTAAGACTTGATCTGGATCAAGGACAGTATCCCCGGCATCAGCGGGAATAAGTTTTACAGAAGAAGTACTTAGATCATCTCCCCTAGCAATTACAGCTTTAGTTTTATTCCCGAAGAATCTAGCGAAAAATCTTCCTAATCCACCTTCGGGACTTAACCAGCCGGGAGTCGATGCAGTTCCAAAATCAGTATAATTTTCGTTTAGTTTCTTAGAACCCATGAATAATCTTCTTCAGTATAACTTCCGTCGGCAAGCTTTATCCTTATTGAGTATTTAGATTTATGAGCACCCATAATTCCAATACTATCAAATTCTTCCACATTTTTATCCATTGTGAAGAAAGTTTGAATATTTTTTCTAGCTTCAATAGCAAAAGCTAAACTCATTACTAAATCGTCTGTTTTACCTTCATCAGCTTCTGGTTTCTTAGTTTCCTCATTAATAATAAAAGTAAGTAATTCATAACAAGTTCTTTCAGAATTAATTTTTACACTTCCTAATCTTAAACTTTCTTCCATATTTTCTAAGATTTGTTCTCTATTCTTTTGATTAACTTGAATTCCAGCTTCTCCTTTGTCATCAAACCAAAGATTATCATATTCATGAGTTTCTAAAAGATGGTGAATAAGATTATGTCCAATATTATTTCTTTCTACAATGACATTAGCTGTATTATATCTAAATCCCTCTAGTGCAACAATTTTTGCTAATTCGTTAATTGGAGTGGAATCTGAATAAAATTCTGCTACCTGAACTCCATCATGGGCATCTAATATATGAAAAGCTGAATTGTCGTAACCTCTTCCTAGAGAAGAGTCTACAGACATAATATATACTCTACTTGGACTAGGATTTCTCCAAATTCTCATTCTATCATTATATTTGGACCAGAAATTATCAGATTTATTATTTAAAATCTGTTCTAGGGTTTCTCCGTCAACATAAGTTTCTCCAGTTCCTAAGAATTGAGCTTCGAATTCCTGCTTCCACTCTTTAGGCTTAAGGTCTCCTCGCATCTCAGCTTCCCAATTATCAATATTTCTAGGAGGATCTCCCTTTAACATAGCTTCGTAAAGATGCTCATATCCGGCCTGACGAAAATATTCAGGATGTTCTTTCCAGTGGATATCCATTGCATTGAAAGAATTTGTTCCTTTTTTTGCTCCAGTATAAATTTCAAAGAACCAGTTAGCTACTCCATTCACTGTGGAAAGAACAATAACTCTTCCTCCAGTACTGATGACAGGTAAAACTGCTCCCCAAATAGTTTTCATATTTTCAATGAATGCAGCTTCGTCAAGAATTAAAAGAGAACCTGCAAGTGATCTACCAGACTGTTTTCCAGATGCTCTAGACTTGATTACAGATTTATTCTTAAATTTCATAGTGTGCTTATTGTTCTCTATGATATCTTGTTTTAAATAGAATGGAAGTTCATCGAA